TCAACCCGGTGTATTGGTCAATTTCGTGGCTGTCTTTGGGGTACACATTGGGACGAACAAAAAACGCAGCCGATGTGGCCAGGATGGTGTTTGGTGTATTTGCAACATGGCGGGCAGCAATAGTACCACCTGCACCAGGTTTGGTGTCAAAAACAAATCTGTACTTGCTTTGAATTTGGTTGGCCTCGTTGACCAATGTACGGCCGTAGTTGGCAACTGAATCGCCAGGGCCAAATGCAAACACCACTGTGACTAATTCTCTAGCAGAAGTCAGTCCAGTAAATGCGACCAACAGAAGGGCACATAATATTCTGATCATAATTTTTCCTTAAAGTAAAGTAGTTTGCTTGCAGAGAATTCTGCTACGGACGGCGTTCCAGGCATATCATGCTGGTAAAAGGGTTTCACTACCCTAGGCGTCTGAGATACCGACGTCGGCACTTGCCGGCGTTGCAAACATATTTATTATACAGGTTTTACAGCCAAAAAAATAGCCCTTTCGGGCTATTAAGTGGTAGTGTTGTTCTGATATCGTTCAATCTCAGTAGCGGCTTCTTCTAATAGGTCGGCAATCCTGTCGGCAGCACCTTCCTGCACACTCTTACGATCTTTGATGTTGCGTCTAATCTCTGCCCGCTTTCGCAGACGAAACACTAGACTTTGCTCAGCAACAGGAAGATGCGATTCGTCGTTCATTCATCCTCCGCAAAACCAAAGTATATTTTTAAGTCTTGTCCTAACAGGTGGCCATGCTCCCAATTCCTAAGAGCATACTGGTTACATTCTTCCACAACCAACTCCACTAGCTTTTCTGCATGTTCTGCGCCCATCCACTTGCCGCTAGTATCGGTCCCTGCTTGCGTTATTAACTCTTGAATTCGTTTGTTCATTTTTAAACTCCTACATACTTGCTGGCTTCTGCGTAAAGTCCTGCATCGCCACGAGTCATCACAGCCAACAACAATCTCTTTTCCTCCAAGTAAGTCTTGGCGAAAGCAGGGTCATGCTTCACGATGCTTCGACTGTTACTGATAAGGTCAGCGAGCTTGATAGTTTGTGCTTTAGCAGGAGCCTCGGCACTGTGGGCACGGTCTATAGCCTTGCGAACAACACGATTGCCATCATGCGGTTGACTTACATCAGTGAGCCAGCCAACCAAGGCAGCAATGTCAGCACCAAAAGCCATATGCACATCGGTATATGTACAACCAGTGTCTTCCACAACATCGTGCAACCAAGCAGCCGCGACCATATCGGGAGTACTACCTGGAACGCCTGCTACAATCTTTGCTACCTCAGCAGGGTGAACGATATAGGGCTCACCGGTGTACTTGCGCCGTTGCCCAACTGCGGCGTGAGCAGCCATGGCATAGACTTGCGCCTTGCGCACAATATCCATACCACTTTGGTCCATTGTAAAATCTTCCATGCTGCTCTCCTTAGTCCAAAAACGTCACGCGACCGTCTGTAACTTCTATGTCACCGCTCATGTCGCCTTCGTACTCGCCACCGTTCTGCGAAAGCCAAACTTCTGCATCTTGGGGCAATTGTTGCAATAGTGCTATCAAATCTGCTATGGTCATTTCGTTCTCCTTTTTGCTTTTCTATGTGTATATTATAGCAAATTGGGCAAATTGAGTCAACCAAAATCAAGTACTACAAAAGTATTACTTGTGATGCCCTTTGATCTCGCCCTTCATAGCGTCACGAATAGCATCTTCCATCAACATAGCAATCTGTCCAGTGGCATCTATGCCCATGTCCCTACAACGATACCGCTCCATGCCGCTCTCACCACCATGCAAGTGTCCATGAAAGTGAACTGCACCGCGATGCATTTGATCCCACTCTGCAATAGGATAATGTAGCATCACAACCTTGGTACCAGCATAGTTGATATCCAAGTAGTGATGGATTTCCTCAAAGCAGTCACGGAAGCCAGCGTCTTGCAGTAGCTTACGATCATGATTGCCTTGTACCAGAATCTTGCGACCGTTGAGTCGGCGCATGTATTCCACTGCCTTCTGAGCTGGCAAAAATGCCACATCGCCCAGAATGTAAATCAAGTCTTCAGGCGCAATCAAGTCGTTCCATTCCCGAACCATGGCTTCGTTCATGTAGTCTACATCATTGCGGAATCTGGCACGTGACACAGGGCAAAAGTTCATGATGTTTCGATGACCCCAGTGCAGGTCTGATGTAATGTATGTCTTCATTTTTATTCTTTATGCATACCAAATTTCGTCAAAGCCTTCTTCTTCGGTGGGCGTCTTAAACCCAGATATCATGCCTTGCATCACATTCCAAGGAATGTTCTTGCCTGGACGGCCGGCAAGCCTACGTTCTAGTTCCGCAGGTTCAGGAGTCAGGAACACCACAGCCACAGCATGGTAGTTGGGTAGCATCTTGAACTTTTTCTTGCGGCTTGCTACAGTGGTTGAGGTCTGATCCCAGATGATATCTTGTCCTGCGTCCCTGGCAGCCACAACTTGATCAGCCATGAGTTCAACAGCGGTGGGCATGTAGTCGTCAAACACATCGTTGTAGGTCTTGCCTTGACGCTGTGCTTCTTGTTCCACAAACGCATCGGTGCTTACTATTGCACAATCTTGAATCCAATCTTGATTCTTGATCCAGGTGCTTTTACCTGATCCTGGCACACCTACTAACACATACACAGTCGGCATTATTGTTCCCATCCTAGTTTAAATGTACGCCAGTCGTCCACGTTGGGCTTTTCGTTTTCATCGTAAGTCCAGCCCAGTACCTTCATTAGGCTGTGCTTAACTAGTAGATTGGGACTGCGAAAACGTTTGGTGTCATCAAATCCCATCATCACACCAACTTCAGTTACAGCACCTGATCTGCACAAACCAGCCATGCAATGCACAACCACGTTCATGCGATTGTCTAGTGCATGTTGTAACAAGCGAACAATTTCTTCAGCTTGAGTTTGGGTAATCTTGACTTCATTGGGCCACTTGTCATCACGCTCCACGTCCATGAATTCAAACTTGTGAATCTCTCGGAACTCATGAGCAGGAGTGGGCCACCATGTGGGACATGGATCCATGATCTGAATCAGCATGCTGTTTGGGCCAGCTTCGTGATGGAACCGCAAAGGGATGTCGGCGGCCGCGACGTTTTCAATCCAGGGCATGTTGTTCTCCTAATGTAGTATTATAACACGCCCGGGATTTATTGGTCAACTAAATGTTCTAGTGGCCCGATGTTGACGTTTGATCTCCACATTGGACTCTTTTAACAAGTAGTCCAAGCCCACTTTGCCTTGTTCAATTTCCAAAAGTGCGGTTACTGTAGCACCATGTCGATTTTCTTCAATTCGAATGGCATCACCGCGATGCAGTTCTCGTACTCGGCGTGCCGCTATCAGCACTAGGTCGTAACGATTACCGATTGCTTCTACTGCGGCTTCGTTGCTGAGTCCGGCTGCGGGATCTTTAGGTGCTCTCATTCTGGGTCCTTTGGTGTAATACCGTTGCTGTGTCGATCTGATGTTTTCTCTGTATCCTGGAACAGTCGTTGTTCCTGAATTGTTTTCTCCCCAAAAAACTTTCGAGGATTGCCACACATCACGCAGTTGGAATCACCGCATGTGGTAGCATGTACTTTGGCCAGTCGATGTTCGGGTCCTGTAGGGAATCCGTGCGCCTTGGCAATTTTGGTTTGTTTTGCTATAGCAGCTTCGTCTTTGAGTCTGCGTCGAGAACTTTTGAACCGGTCTTGTTCTGTGCTCATAGCGTATGATTAGATATTAAGGAGTGTATGGTTCTGCTGTAGCATTGGTAGCACCTAATCCAAGCACAAACGCACACCATGCGTCAGCAGTTGCTTGATCAGGCCAAGTTCTAGTAGCAGATACCCCACCAGCTGGTAATCTATCCAGTAACTTGGTGCTAACGAAGTCGCCTGCAAGCTCAGCTGATTTAGCCTCAAATTGTGCAATCAAATCGTCTGTTGGGTTTGAATCCCATTGTGTTGTAGTAATAAACATGTTGTGTTCTCCTGTTAGAAATATTTAGCTGTCCGTTCTAAAGAAAATCCTGGACCGTGTTCGACAGTTTAAATCAAGCCTTCAGCGGTCAAAAACTGCACTGCATCTTGTGCAATCCCAATCTCTGTGCGAACGTTGATTTCCAACAGTTCATCCTGCAGTTTCTGCTTGGCCTTCTTGGCGTTTGCAGCCGCGGTTCGGAAACCCCGGATGTCTTCGGCACTCAACACACTGGTGTCAACAGTGTTGGCATAGCCGTAAATGCTGCGTCGAGTGTCGTCTTTGCTTTCACGAAGCTTGTTGAGTTGACCTTCAACTACTGCGGCACTTTCACGAACCTTTTTGCCAGCCAGCCCATTGTAGAACTGCACTTGCTTTTCCAACATAGCTACATCAGCCAACTTGACATCAACTCCAGCACCTGCGTTGGCAGTGCTCACAGCCTTGCGTATTGCGTACATCGCATCCATCAGTTGTGTGCGGCGGGTTAGATTTTCACGGAACTCTGTGGCAACACGAGCAATTTCAGATTCACCGTGTTGGAATTCGTTGATCTTGACGTCAGTGTTGATGTCAATGTTTTTGACTGCTTCGCCAATGGCCAA